TATTGGGATGAGGGTGTTTATTACAGAAAAGGTCAGTTCTCTCACAAATATAGAGAACATAAAACTTGGAAGTATAACCGAAAAACACAATGGAAGTCATAGACTTCCAAAATAGGTGTGTGGTGAAATGGTTATCACGCAAGACTGATACTTTTGTATTTTGGGTTCGAGTCCCAACATGCCTACTAAATATTGCCTTGTAGCTCAGATGGTTAGAGCACCGCACTCATAATGCGTAGGTCTTGGGTTCGAGCCCCAGCGAGGCAACAATATCAGCCAAATGTTGTATTTAAAGTATAGATTTGGCTGGTAATAAATTCCTCAGTAACTCAATTGGTTAGAGTGCCACTCTGTTAAAGTGGAAGTTCCAGGTTCAAAGCCTGGCTGAGGAGCGTAATGGCGAGGGTTATTGGAAAACGTTCATCCCTCATAAAGATGAATAAATGGGCTCGGCTCCCATACTCGCTACAAATGGCTCTATCGTTCAACTGGATAGGACTTAGCACTACGAATGCTAGAATTGGGGTTCGAATCCCTGTAGGGCTACTTGACTTTTTTGTCCTTTATGTTATATTTATTATAAAAGATATAACATATGGCAAGAAAAGTAAGAAATATACATTACATATATAAAACAACATGTAATGTAACAGGAAAATGGTATGTTGGTATGCATAGTGCATATACATTAGAAGATGGATACATGGGTAGCGGAAGAATACTAAAACGTAGTATAAGAAAATATGGTGTGGAAAAACATACTAAAGAAATTCTAGAATTTTGTGATTCTAAAGAAGCGTTGGTTTTTAGAGAATCCGAGATTGTTACTAAAGAATTGATTTCTGACGGTAAATGTATGAACCTTAAAGAAGGTGGTTGTGGTGGGTTTATTAGTTATGAAATTTCAAAACGTGGTGGTGACGCTCTTAAAAATAAATTAGAACAAGATTTAGAATTTAGTGAGAAACATAGAAAGATAGTTTCTAACAATATGAAACAATTACATTTAGATAAAAAATCTTATGATTGGATTGGAAAAAATCACTCAGAAGAAACTAAAAAAATAATGTCTGAACAAAGAAAAAATACAGGTATTGGTGAAGCAAATTCACAATATGGTACTTGTTGGATAACCAAAGATGGTGAGAACAAAAAAATAAAAAAAGAAGTCCTTGAAATTTGGCTTGAACAAAACTGGGTAATAGGTAGAGCATAATTATTTGCCTTCATAGCATAAATGGAAATGCAACATCCTTCTAAGATGTATAATCGGGGTTCGAATCCCTGTGGGGGTACTAAATTGGAGAGTAGACTAATATTGGTTTGTGGTGGCACCCTGCTAAGGTGTTCCGTGTAATAGCGGTGAGGGTTCGATTCCCTTGCTCTCCGCACTTTTATATAAATCTACATATTTATCAATAAACACTATTATGTTATTAACGATAATGAAAAATATGGAGAAAGCCCAAAATTATGGGTCGATGTTTGGTCAAGATGTTGAACCAACAGGAACTTATGTCCTTGAAAAAGATTTTGACCGAAAACTTGATAAGCCATGGGTTGAGGGTCAAGCTGATATTAGAAATCCACTTATTATCGATGTTGATGATGACACACTTATTTCCTACAAATACGAATTAGCAAAAAAATACAAAGCCAAAGGTAAACGTTTAACTGAAAAATTAATGAATGCTGGTTATGATGCTATTATTACTATGCGAAATGGTAGTACTGGTGAGATAATATTATTTCCAAATTGTAAATTTATGTTAGATAGTTTAGATGAAACTAAGACGTTTATTAAAAAAAGACTATCCGAAAGCTTAACTCATAAGCTAATTGAATCATATTTGGAAGAAGACTATCCAACAAACTTTGATTTAAAAGAATTCTCAAAACTAACCAGCTATAACAAGCGGATTCAATATTGTCAAGAAAGACTAAAGAGAATTTCTTCTGGGTCCTCCAGAATTGTTTATATGGTTGATGATACCAAAGTATTAAAAATTGCTAAAAATAAAAAAGGTCTTGCTCAAAACGATGTTGAAGCAACAAATTCCAATTATCATGACATTAAAGATATTACTGCTAGAGTATTTGCTTATGATGACAATGATTTATGGATTGAAATGGAATTGGCTAGAAAAGTAACACCACAAATTTTTCAACAAGTTATTGGTTTTACTTTTGATGATTATTGTGGGGCCATTAGTAATTACTATTCGAATAATAACCCACAAAAAGCTAGATATATTAGAAAATACAATATAGATAAAGAAACAGTTGATGCTATGTGGGAAAATGAATTTATTAAAGATATTTTTTCTTTTTTAGGTGGATATGAGGTACCTGTTGGTGATTTATGTAAACTTAATTCATATGGATTAGTAAAAAGAAATGGTGAAGATACTATTGTAATGATTGATTATGGAATAACGTCAGATGTGTGGGATGAATATTATGGATAAAAAATTAATTAAAAAACAACTCCGAGAATCATTATTAACTGAATTTGTTGGACAAGAAATGGTTTCATTAAAAAGATATTTCTCAATGACTGATGAAGAAAAGAAATCTTATTTACCACATGAATATCCTTATGAATTTGATACGTTTTTAGATGAAGAGGGTTTAGAAACTGACATTGAAGGTGAACCATATGAAATTACTGATATTTTATTTGATAAAAACCCAGAACTATACAATCAATTTGCTCAATGGTTATATGATAAAATAATGGACCATGATTTAAACATAAATGATGCTGATTTACCAGCTTGGTCATTTTTTGACAACCCTAGATTAGTTAAAAACCAGTGGTTGATTCATTTTACTGACGATGCTGAAGGGATAGCCAGACAAGGGTTTAAATATGGTGTTGATGAAATAGATAAATTAGCATTGACGACACACTTGGGTGAATTTGAAAAGAAATACGGTGGTTATAACTTTGCTTATGATATTGATAGATATGCAAGATATGCACATAGCAATCATGGTCGTGGTTTTAAATACGGCAAAGAAGCAGTGATTTTTAGAGCTTCAGGTATGGAATTATGGCATTATGGAGATGAAGAACCACAAGTTATATTTTATGGCAACACAGCAAAGAGTATTATCCCTATTACTGAAGGTGAAGAACGTCAATGGGCGGTTAAAAGTGTAAAGAGTGGAAGAAGTCTTTACGAGAGTGATGAATTTGATGATGTAGTTGTTTGGGTACTTAGAAATTTCATTCAATATAGAAAACAACTTTAAATATGAAAAAATTAATTAGACAACAACTTAGAGAATCATTATTACCAGAAGCAATTGCTGGTGGAGAATATCATGTCTTTCATGGTAGCCCAACCAAGATAAATAAATTTATTGATGATTTTGTTGGTGGTCAAGAAGCATTTGATAGAGAAGGTCCTGGTATTTATTTTACAACATCAGAAGAAGAGGCAAATCGTTATGGTGAAAACGTTTATAGTGTAATTTTAAAACCTAATATTTTATTTGATGAGGTTCCTATAAACAAAGTTAAAATAAGACCTTTTATGAAAAAATTAGCTATGATGGCTGATGATTGGGAAGGTTCGGCACAAAATTGGGGTGAAGACCCAATAAGAGGTATTCAAACATTTATTGAAGATTCTATGGAATATAATGATAATGAAAAAGATTGTATTCTCCAAGTATGGATTGATTTTTATAGGTATAATCCAGTTGAATTTGTTAGAAATTGTGTATCGTTGGGTATTGATGGTATTATAGTAAATAAAGACTATGAAGATATAAAACATATAATAGTTTATAATCCTTCTATAATTAATATTAAATAAAGTTGTTTATATCATTTATTATTAGTATTTTTGCAAAATGAAAAAAAATATTTTAAATATAGAAATAATTAGACCAGAACAAGAATTAATCATTATGGTTGGTGTTTCTGGTTCTGGTAAAAGTAGTAAAGCTAGAGAGATAGTAGGTAAAGGAGTTATTCACTCAACCGATTCTGTTATAGAATCCTTAGGTGATTATAACTATTTTTTTAAAAAAATGATTGAATCAGGGAATTTTTCTGATTTATCCAGAGCTCATTTAATTAATATTAATAATTCAATAAATTCAATTAAAAATGGTATTACCCCTTGTATTATTGATAACACTAATTTAAGTAAAAGTGAAATAAAACAATATGTTGAAAATGGGTTATTACTTGGATTATCTGATGATAATATTAAAATTATTAAAATTGGAATTGATGATTTATCACCAGAAGAATTAACTAAAAGAAATTCACACGGTGTACCATTAGAAAAGATAATAAAAATGATTCAAAAATATAAAAATTTGGGTGAGTTAACACTAAAAAATATTTTAGCATCTAAAGATATCTATCATAATAAAGTTGGTGTGTATAACTTAGTAAATTTAAAAAATGGTAAAGTGTATATAGGTAGTACTGGTAAATCTTTATCGTTAAGGAAAAAACAACACTTTAATAATTTAAAAAATGGTACTCATGAAAATCCAATTTTGCAAAAATCATACAATAAACATGGGTTAGAAAGTTTCAAATTTGAAATAATTGAAAGTTTTAATAATATAAAAATAGAAAAATTATTAAAATTGGAAGAGAAATATATTTTAGAAAATGATTCAACAAACAGAAATTTTGGTTATAATATTTGTTCTGTTAGTCAATCTAGATTAGGTACTAAATGGTCTGAAGAATCTAAAATAAATAGATGTGGAATAGGAAACCCAATGTTTGGTAAAGGTGATGATAGAAAAGGTAATAAAAACCCAATGTTTGGTAAAAATGTATCTGAAGAAACTAGAAATAAACTATCAATAATTGGAAAAGGTGTAAAAAAACCAATGGTTAGTGAAAAATTAAGTGTTCCAATAGTTCAATTAGATATGTATGGTAATAAAATTAAAGAATTTAAATCTGGTGTTGAAGCTTTTAACGAAACAAAAATTTTTCATATTAATGCTGTATGTAATGGAAAAAGAAAACAAGCTGGTGGTTATGTATGGATTTTTAAAAAAGATTATACTGATAAATAAAAATTATGGAAGGAGAAACTAATGTATTGTATAGTTGTGTGTTATTAGATGAAGAATCTAGAAAAATATTATTAGATAATTTAAAATATTTAATACCAGATAATTTCAAAATCATTGCACATCATATGACAATAACCATGGGTGAATTAAAAGATAAAAGTATTTTGGGTACTGAACAACTTCTTGCAGTAACTAAAGTTGGTATTAGTGATATGGCAATGGCTGTTGCGGTTCAAAGTGATATTGAAACCAAAAATAAAATACCACACGTAACGGTTGCTATTAATCCAGATGGGGGTAAACCTGTAATGAGCAATGATATTACTGATTGGCAAGATATAAGAATGTTTATATTATCAGGTGAAGTAACTGAAATAAAAAAGAGAGCTATATAGCTCTCTTTTTAGTTTTATGTTATATTGTTAAAGGTAAAGTTTAGCCCCATCTTCTTGTAATAAATAAAACCCATCTTCTTGTAATAAAAATTGACTTATTATTATTATCCCACGACCTCCATTAGGACTACTTTTTTCAGTTGTTGAACTTTTTTTTGTTGTTGTTTTTGCATAGTATGATTTAACATCGCTTTTGTCTGTTTCTATAAAAACAACTCTTGGGTTTATTAGATTTTTTTTCATGTTTTTGGTTTATTATAAATATTAAAATAATACAAAAAAAAAAATAATTAATATATTATTTGGTTGTTATTATAATATATTGTATTTTTGTCAAAATTTAATCATATGAAAAATGAAGATAGACACTTAGACCTTAGTGCTAAGTTTATAGAAATGGGTCAAACCCTTATGTTAGAAGGTAAAAATTCTAAAGATTTAATGATATCACAATCGGGTGGTGTTTTAGTTTTGTTGGGTAGTTTGATGTATGATGAAAAAGATATTAATTTACTTAGTCAAATATGTTCCATGTTTTCTGCGAAGAAAATAGTTGAAAATATGGAAAGAAATAATAATGATTATACAAATTATTTAAAAGATAAACACAAAAGTGAAACCTATGATGATTTTATTAAAAGAATAAATGATTTAAGAAGAAAAAATGGTGATGAACCAATTGATGAATAATATTATGTTAACAATACAAAAATATATAATTAAACACGGATTAGAAAAAACAATCTTAGACTTTCAATTAAAGGTTAAGAGATACCCTTCAAAAATTCTTTTAAAATATGACCAGCTAGTGTCACCAACTCTTATGGGGTTGCCAGAGATGCAAGATTGTCGTGGGTTAATACTTGAAATAGATACATGGAAAGTAATGTCACTAGCATTCAGAAAATTTTTTAACTCACAAGAGAATAACGCAGCTAAAATAGATTGGAATACTGCTAGTGTTTTAGAAAAACTAGATGGTACTATGATTCAAGTATATTGGGACTGGAATAAAGAAATATGGTTTGCTGCTACTACTGGTACAGCCGAAGGTGAAGGTGAGGTAAACAATAAAATGGGTACCACATTCAATGATTTATTTTGGGATACAGTAAATAACAAATACAACTTCAATAATTGTTTGTTAGATAAAAATCACATATACGTTTTTGAATTAACTACACCATAT